TTGTGTAATTGGCACCGTAGCGCCCTGAATAAATAGGCTGTCGCCGCCGTCCATCGCCGGGCGGTTGTCTGCGGCCCGTGCCTCGTTTGGTGTTAGCTGGCCTGTCTGAATTGCCATGCTGTTGCCGTTCATGCGCGCCTGATAATCGCCGCGCAACAATCCATCCATGTTAAACTCTGCAAACCGCTTGGCGCCACGGCCAAAAATCTTTAGGTTCAGTTCAGCCTCAAACTGCTCAACCCAGCGTTTCAGCGTGTGCTTAACTAGGTGCAAATCCTGCTGCTCTGAATTGCTAAATGTTGCCCGCGATAAGTCCTGCAAGAAAGTAGGCGGCAAGCTGTAAATCCGCGCAATCTCAATTACTGAAAACTCTTGCGCCTGAACAAGCTGCATTTTTTCTGGATCAGAAGAAAGCGGCTTCAACTCATGACCGAGCGGAATCGCCAGAACGTTCCCGCCTTCTTTCGCGGCCTTCTTTGTAGCTTCTGCAATGTCAGCACTTGCCCGCATTGCTGCCTTGCCGCCGCCGAATGGTCCAGTCAAAGCAAAGGCAGGAAGCCCACCGTTCTTAAACAACTTGGACCCGTATTCATTAGCATTCACTGCCTTGCCAATAGCAACGGCGCATTGCCGCAACGGGCTGCGATGCGTTATCATGTCGCTTTTCAGCATAAACGTCAGGTCGAGAACGTCGCTTTGATCGTAATAAACTTTCCGGCCAGCACCCTCTGACGAATAAATCTTGCGCCCGTTTGCGTCGCGCTTAACCGTGACATTCGGGATCGGGTAAATGTTTGCAACGCGGCCAAGATCGTCGCGCTCGATATAGCTGACCCCACGGCCCTCTGACAGCACGGCAACAAACGTATCAAAGCGCCACTGGAATGACGACAGGCTGTCATTTACCGCGCCATGCAGAACGCTAACGACAGGATTTGCGCCCGTGTCCTTTACCTTAACCTTTTCGCCGCTGCCTTTATGTTCGTAAACATGCAACGGCAGCCCGGCGATGGTTCCTGAAATGAAATTGATTGCAGCCCAGACAGCGGGGACGCCCATCGCGTCCTCCATAGACACGCTGGCCTCGGTCTTTACGCCGAAAATCTCAAGAAAGTTTGGCGCGGATTGCGGCACGGATATTTCGCGCGCTTCCGGCTTTTCTTTGCGGCTGAATATGCCCAATGCGAATTTCCCGTTTGCAGCTTTGATAACTTATAGCACATCTTTGCAAAGATGCAAACCCATAGAGCCTATGCAACAAAAAACGCCATCCCGCGAAGGATGGCGTTAAAATCACAAGTTAAAATGGTCCCGCGTAAGCCTTCCGTCTTTCATGACAACCTTTAATTGCTTTACAATCCGACCATCCCTGAAATCACGGTAAGCCTTGAATGTCAGGGCGGCAACTAGCGCAGCGCTCATCTTTTCACGCGATGCCTTATTCTCAATAAGCCTATCGCGAAGCGTCATGACTGATGTGCTTACCGATCTTTCTGTGGGAGAACACAATTCTGTAAAAAACTGACTTACAACTTGACGATCCCCTCTTTTACATGCGGCCACATAAAGCGGGCCAAATGACATAGAAGTCATGTGTCGCTTGATCCAGCCGTTGCTTGCCATAAAAAACGCGGCCTCTGCAATTTCTGGATTTTTTTCGTATACGACCAATGCCTCTTGGTTTGTGATCTTTTTGGGGCCTCCTAAATTGCCGGGGTGTCCTGTTTTCAGATAATAGTAATATGATGATGTGATTGCAGCGGCAACATTTACATTTTTGTAACCCTTAATACCGAGAATGTCCGCAACCCCTCTTTTTTTGCCAGTATCCATTGTCTTAAATGCCCCATCATGAAGACCACGAATGACAATTGCCTCAATCGTCACACCAGACTTCACTACAGCATTAAGTCTATGCTGCCCGTCAAGAAGTCTGCCGCATTCAGAAAATCTAACTGGCGATCCGTCATTTTCCCACTTACCGACACTCATATCTAACGCGTATCTTTCGCAAACGCCCTGATCTAACGGCCTATTGTCAGTGTTAAACTTAAGCATCTTTTCAGCTACTTTAGGAGTTATAGTCTCAATAGTAATATCCATTTTGGTTTCCCTTTGGTTGCTTGTGGTTCGTTTAATTGCTTATAACCTTAACGCGCGAATTGCGTCAAGCCCCTATAGCACATCAAGCGTAAATTCTTCATCATCCCAAGGCGACGTTTCCGCACCGCTTGTGCGTGCCGTTGCGGCTCCTACTGCCATCGCCAACGCAACCGCCATATCAATCCGCCCCGTCGCCTTGTGTTTCGTAAAACGCCGCAAGTCCGCTGGCGATGTGTCAAATGTAGCAGAAGCCACCGCAGTTTGCAAGGCCGGGTTCACATGCACCCTAATACGCCCCTCCATGATCAAAGTTTCCAACTCATCAACGCTACCAGGCATCCATAATTGGATTTCTTCGCCGTCTGCCGTTGTCCTTTTGCGCTTATTCCAGCCCTGCGGATGGTCCAGCATGGGCAAGTTTGCGCCCATATCATCCAATACAGCCTCAAAATCAGCTATCAGAAAGTTATCATATGCCACAAAATCCAGTTCGAAGCGGTCAGAATCGTCAATTAAATCCTGCGCAACGAAGTCCAGACGTGTCTTTTTCCCCGGCGTTGCAGTCAAAAACCCAGCCTCAACCCACAGGTCATAGGGCGCACCGTCACGCTCGGCCCTTGCTCGCAGTGTTTCCTCTGGTGTGTAGCCATGAACGAACGCCGCGAACTTGGGCTTGCCATCATCCGCAAAGCCATCATTGAAAATCAGCGCCTTTGCGGTCAAGTCTGTCTTTGCAGAAAGGTCCAGCCCCGCATAGCAAACTTCCCCGGCAAAGTCAGCAATGTTTAGGCTTGCGTCCTCTACCGTTGACCACATGGCGCGGCTAATCCATGCGCTCTCTGCGTCAGTCCACTGGCAGAAATGCAGCCGCCTAATGCCGTTTGCTTTGGCTGCGATGTCCCTGGCCTGCTTGACCTGCAAAGCCAAATAGTCGTGCGTGATCGTAACGCCAAGCAGGGGGTTGGCCTTGATCCAGCATGACGGATCTTCAAACGGATCATCATCCAGATCAAGGCTGCAAACATAGCTGAAAGTAGTGTCGTCATCCGTATCCTGCGCCGCAACCTTGACAGCGTGCTTCCGCTCCATCCAACAGATACTCTGACGATCAGACCCGCTGTTTGTAATCATGATAAGCAATGGCTGCTCGCGGAACTTGAACCCACGCTCAAGGATTTCAATCACGCCGCCATCAGGGTGTTCGTGAACCTCATCGCACAACGCAAAATGCGGGCGCGGTCCAGAACCAGTCTTTTTTGTTTCCCGCGATACTGGCCTAAAAAAAGAACGGCTTTTCATGTGCGCAAGGTTATATTCGCGCCCAGGCCCGCCGCTTCGCTTTACAATTTTATCAAGCGATGGCGCTTTGTCCACCATGCCCACCGCGTCACGGAACAAAATGCCAGCCTGCTCTTTGGTAGCGCCCGCCGCGTAGACCTGCGCCCCAGCCTCGCCATCAGCAACAAGTCCATAGAGGCCTATAGCGCCAACCATAGGGGACTTGCCGTTGCCCTTGCCCTGCTCAATGTATGCGCGCCTAAAGCGCCGCTTGTCAGTCTTGGCCAGCTTCCACCCGAACAGCGAACCGCAGATAAATTTCTGCGACGGCTCCAACTCAAACGGCGTCCCATCAAACTGCCCCTCGGATAGCCGCAGGATACCGCTGCAAAAACGATAGAACCTGTCCGCCGCTTCCGTATCCCAGAAAAGCCCGCGTTCCGGACCAGTCACCAAGTCGTCAAGATGCCGCTTGCAAGCGTCCCGCACATGCGGCCCCGCAACAATGCGTCCAGCCTCAACGTCCTTGGCGTATTGGGTGCATGGGTCAGTCAATTCAAAAACTCGTCCATTGGATCGGCGTCGTCATCGTCAGTCGCGGCAACCTTGGACCTGTCAACAGGCGTGCCGCCCATAGACGAAAGCAACAGCCGCATCTGCGCGTAGACATTAACCGCCGCTTCACCGCTGTTAATCATCACCTGCAAGTCAACAGCCAACCGCACAAGCGCGCGGTCAGACCTGCCAAGCCAAGGAAAGTCAGCGTTGAATTCATCCCAGATTTCGACCTGCACTTCGTCATAATGCTTAGGCGCCGTGCCTAGTGAAAGCACCTTTGGCTTGGCACGATCCTTAAACCGGCCAGCGTTTTTTGCAATCGCGCCTGTGACTTTCGCGACTTCGTTTGGGAGCCTTGGTCTACCCGCCATTTTACCTATTCCCCATTTTGTGGATGTGAAAAAGAAGG